GTATTGCTGGAGAGTATTAATCAATATGCAAGAGACTTGCCAATTTACATTAGTGCAAATAGTTTGGAGTTATGGGCAGAAGTTAGAGGCAGACTTGGCAACGATAGAGTTATCTTCCGACCAAATTTTGCTGCCAATTTCGGAGATGCGTATAATCAGATTGTCAGCTATGCGTTCAATACTGGGCATTACGATTCACTAATCATTGCTAACGATGATGTAGTTCTGAGTCCAGATACTATTGAGAAGATGCAAGCAGATTACGATTACGTCAAAAAGTCATTTAAGGTAGGTTTCTTAGGTGCTCGATCAGATTACGTACTACCAGCGCAGAATATACGAGTAGCTGAGGAAGATGACGTATTCTCAGCACTAAGGTGGGAAAGCGAATTGCACATTAAGATGACTGATGTTATTGCTCCGATATTCGCGGCTATCAGTAAAGAGGCATGGGAGACAGCACAATTCCCTAGCACTAATTGGTATTCAGACAATATAATATGCCATGATCTAGGCAAAGCAGGGTATTTTCACTTTGTATCAAGAGGTTACGTTCATCATGCAGGAAGTCAGACCATTGGAAATGACTTTAAGAAATGTCATGAAGAACCAAGAGAGTGGATAAAGCAGCATCGACCAGATATGTACGAGGCAATTTATGGCTGACATACGCCAAACACCAGTATCAAATTATCCAGCTTATTACGGTGCTGGTCTGCTTAATTATATAAATGAAGCAGCAAGTAAGCCGTTTGGGTATGAGAACGATCCTGTACGAGCATTAACTAATTTGCTTGGGATTCCATCTGCTGTAAAAACTCTTGAGAATACCGCTTATGGTATGCCTAACGTAATTGGCTCAGGAATGGCTACGCAGTTGCGTCCAGAGGCTAAAGAAACTGTAGGTAATTTACTTCCTATGGCTCCTGTTGCTGGCAGGTTAGCAGCTAAAGGTGCTGTAGCTACTGGTAGATACTTGGCTCCTGAGCTTGGGAACATGGCAGAGCAATATGCGGCTAGAACAGGTTTATTGCAATCTGTTAAACCAATTGAGCCAGCTAAACAAACTGCAGAAGGATTATTAGAATATCGTGGAAGCCATACTGCTCCTAATGCAAAAGTTTATGGAGCTACTATAGATAATCTAGGCGGCATAATGCCAGCAGATGTTTATTCATCAAAAGGAACTAGATTATATGGAATTGGTAATCCAGAAATAGATTCTCAATGGTTTTCTGCTGCGTATAAAGCAAAAGGTAAGCCTGATGCAGAAATAACAGTATATAGGGCTGTTCCTAAAGGCGTAAAAAATATAAATAGTGGTGATTGGGTTACAACAAGCAAAAGATATGCTCAAGATCATGGAGAAAGTGCATTAAATGGCGAATATGAAATTGTTGCTAGAAAAGTAAAAGCAAAGACTTTATCATCAGAAGGATACCCTTATGAGTTTGGGTATAACGAATAGCATGACATCCAGAGGATAATGCAATGCAGTTAAATGTTAAGTATCGCAAAGTTGAGGATTTAATTCCTTACATCAACAATAGCCGCAAGCATTCAGACGAGCAAGTCGCTCAAATATCAGCCAGCATTAAAGAGTTCGGCTGGACTAATCCCATATTAATAGACGGAACTAATAGCATCATTGCTGGTCATGGCAGGTTAATGGCTGCTCGTAAGCTAAAGATGGACGAGGTTCCTACGATAGAGTTAGATCATTTAACTGATACTCAGCGTAAAGCGTTAGTTATTGCAGACAATAAACTAGCGTTGAATGCTGATTGGGATACCACTTTGCTAACTATTGAATTAGATGAGCTACTAAAGGATGGTTTTGCGTTAGATATATTGGGCTTTAATGAGCAAGAAATTAAAACAATAATGAGTGATGTTAATTTTGATGCTGGCTCTGAAGAAGATCAAGGTAAGCTAGATCAATTAGACCCTAAGTGGATATGTTGCCCACATTGCGGTAAGGAGTTTGATGCTCGTGAAGCATGAACTTAAAATTGATTGGGCTACTCACGAAGCTGCGAAATTTGCTTGTGAGAAATGGCATTACAGTAAATCAGTACCAGTTCCACCATTAGTAAAGATAGGTGCATGGGAAGATGGTAAGTTTATTGGAGTAGTAATTTTTAGTCGTGGCGCATCATCAAACTTAATGAGTCCGTATGGCTTAGGACAAGATGAAGGTTGCGAATTAACTAGAATTGCTTTAACTAATCATAAAACAGAAGTTAGTAGAATTGTTAAACTAGCAATAATATTCTTAAAGAAGAATAGTCCGAATCTTAAATTAATTGTTTCGTTTGCTGACCCGCAATACGGTCATCATGGCGGTGTATATCAAGCAGGTAATTGGGTTTATTGTGGTGATACTGCTGCAGGCGTTGAATACTGGCATAATGGTAAAAGATTGCATAGTAGGCAAGTAAGTGAGAAAGGCTGGAATATTCAGCAAGGGCAACAAAGAAAGACTATCAAGCCAAGTGAGTGCAAAATAGTAAAGACAGTAGGCAAGCATAGATACTTAATGCCATTAGATGAGAAGATGAAGATTAAAGTTGCAAAGTTAGCAAAGCCTTACCCTAAGCGTATGAAGCAGGCAATAGTCGATACCCTCGACGTAGCGGCGGAGCATCACCGACCCATACGCTCCATTGATTTACAAGTTAGTAACATTTCCCCTTAATAAAATGATAGAGCATATTCCTAGCGCAGAAAACAAGAGATTAGTCGAGACATCGGCTGGTCTAGGCTTGCCTCATGAACAGATAGGGGCATTAATAGGCATTGATGATAAGACTCTGAGAAAGCACTATCGTACTGAGTTAGACGTAGGTAAGGCTAAAGCAAGCGCACAGATAGCTAAGACGTTATTTAACAAGGCTCAAGGCGGTGATACGACTGCATTAATCTGGTGGACTAAAGCTCAGATGAGATGGGCTGAGACTAGCAAGCAAGAGATTACTGGTGCTGATGGTGCTCCATTGATGGTGACATGGCAGAAGTAATAGAGATCGCATATAAGCCACGTGAACAGCAGATAGCTATTCATGAGGCAGTAGATAAGCACAGGTTTACGGTAGTAGTTGCCCACAGACGTATGGGGAAAAGTGTCTGTGCTATAAATCACGCAATTAAAGCTGCTATAGAGTGCCAGAAACCTAATCCTAGATTTGCTTACATAGCTCCTACTTATGCTCAATCGAAACGTGTGGCTTGGGATTACCTGCTGGAATTTACTCGTCCTTTGGGGGCTGTGGCTAATATCAGCGAACTTAGAGTTGATTTTTGGGGTAGGCGCATTAGTTTGTACGGGTCTGATAACGCTGATAGCTTGCGTGGGCAGTATTTCGATGGCGTTATTCTTGACGAGATAGGCGATCAGAACCCTAAGATATGGAATGAAATTATTAGACCAGCATTAGCGGATAGGAATACAGACGAGGCTCCTACGTGGTGCTTATTCATAGGCACACCGAAAGGTAAAAATCACTTCCTCGATTTCCGCGATAGAGCTAAGACTGCTGAAGGATGGGCACTATTAGAGTTCAAGGCTAGTGAGACAGGGATTCTTAGCGATAAGGAGCTATGGGCTGCTCGTCAAGAGATGGGCGACGATAGGTATTTTCAGGAATTCGAGTGCAGCTTTGATGCCGCTATTCAAGGGAGCTACTATGGTCAGATTATCAACGATCTTGAGGCGAAGAACCGAATCACCACTATTGAGCGTGATGACTTATGCCGCTCTTATGTTGCTTGGGATTTGGGCATTAGTGATTCTACTTCTCTGTGGGTTGCTCAGGTGGTCGGAAAAGAGATACGGCTTATTGACTTCGTCGAAAACCACGGAGTCGGTCTGGACTGGTATGTACGCTGGCTCAAAGATAACAAGTACGAAGGCTTCACGCAGTTCTTACCGCACGATGTGGAAGTCCGAGAATTAGGTACAGGAAAGAGCCGTAAAGAGGTTTTACAGGAAGCAGGACTGGATATAACAGTAGCTCCTCGTTTATCGATTGCAGACGGCATACAAGCCGTTAGAAGGCTATTGCCTCAATGCTGGTTTGATCACAAGACTAAGCAAGGGCTAGATGCTCTTAGGAACTACCGCAAGGAATACAACGAGAGACAGCAAGTATTCTACGACAAGCCATTACACGACTGGTCTAGCCATGCGGCAGACGCATTTAGGTACTTAGCGATAAGCCTTGACGGAACAGATGGTTCGTGGTCAAAACCATTGCCAAATAATATTAAATGGGTTGTATAATAAGCAAAATTTAGTAAGGGGCTGTTATGCTCGATTCAGGCACAATCAAGGGAATACTTGAGAATGAGATAGACAATGCTATTGGTTATCTGGACACAGAGACCATTGAGCAGCGCACTAAGGCATTAGAGTATTATCTTCGTAATCCATACGGCAATGAAGTAGAAGGTCGCTCCCAGATCGTAACTGGAGAAGTAGCCGAAGCAATTGATGGCGCATTACCTCAGCTAATACGCACATTCACCACAACTGAAGATATTGTTTATTTTGAGCCTAAGTCACCTGGCGATGAAGAATCGGCTAAACAGGCTACGGATTACTGTAACTGGGTGTTCTACCGTGAGAATGATGGCTTAATCATCCTGCATAACTGGTTTAAAGATGCTCTGCTACAAAAGACAGGCATTGTTAAGTCGTACTGGGATGAGCGAGTAGATGTACGCAAAGAAGAATATGGAAATCTAAGCGAGGATGAGTTAGCTCTATTGCTATCGGATCAGTCGCTTAAAGTTGTCAAGCAGGAAATAGAATACACAGAGCAGCAGGATATGATGGGTAATATCATTCAGATACCATCGTATGAAGTGTATGTACAACGTACAGAAGAATCAGGTCAGGTAAAGATTGAGAACATTCCACCAGAGGAGTTCTTAATTGCCAAGTCAGCAAGAAACGTAGAAGAATCTGTATTCGTAGCTCACCGTCGATTGTTGCCACGTAGTGATTTGATTGCTATGGGTTACGACAAGGATATTGTTGACGATTTA